GGAACAGTCTCTTATCCGCAAACGCACCGTTGATGATGCCGCCGGGACGGTCAAGCTCACCGCGCGCCCGATGAATAGCGTCAATGTCGTCCCGCGCCGCGCTCGCCGTCTCCTGCGACTTATCAATGCGCGGCAAGATGCTTTTGGTCAGGATATCGCGCTGCGTGGTGTTTTCATCTGCACGGTCGAGAGATTCCTTGAGGGGAATTCCCATAGCAGCCGCCTCTTTCATGGCGGTCGTCGGCTGCTGGCTTTCCAGCCTGATTTTCAGTTCAGCCCGTGCGGCTTCTGCCGTTCCCTTGTCGGTACTGCCGGAAAGATACCGTAGCCTCGCCAGTTCAGCATCCGCCTGTCCCGGTCGGGCGGCGCTAAATCGCGAATTGAAATCGGGCGCTGCTTGGGCCGTAACTGGGGCTTGCGGCTGCTGGGAAACGGCCTGCGCCTGCTGGGGAGGCTGCGGAGGAGCCGCCTGGGCGGTCTGCGGGGGCTGCGGCTGCATCCCTCCGTTCTGCACGACCTGACCGAGGCCCATTCGCTTGAACTGCTGGATAGCCGGCACAAGCACGTTGCGCACCTGAGGATCTTGGGTGTTGATCGGAGCGTTCGGGTCTTCCATGCCAAGCTGACGCGCGAGCGCAGCGCTGGCAGCTCCAAGCTGATCATTCGGGATACCCTGAGCCGTGAGGATCTGGCCCAACGTGGCCGTACCGCCCTGCGCGGTCTGTGTGGGCTGCGCGGGGGACTGCGCCCCACCACGGTTGAGCGGAGGCGCTATAGCCACCGAGGCGCCGCGGTTGGAAGACGGAGGCGAGACAATAGGAGCCGGCTGGCCGCCGCCCCCACCAGCATACAATGCTCTATCCCTTTGCCCCGCAGCAAGTTGCTGGCGCTGTATGTCCAGATTCGAGGCCGCAACGCCCTGATCGAGGCCGCCCTTCTGAAACAGGATCTTGGACATGGCCGCGAAGTCAGGCTGGCCGTTCTCGTCGGTCGGAACGCCGTCCTTGAACGCACGACGAAGGTTGGTTTCATCCGCCTGCTTCTGGGCGTCGCGGAACGTCTTGACGGGATCTCCGATCGCCTCGAAATTATAGCGCGTATTGCCGCGCGCGCCTGAGATGATCTCGTCGATATCAGCCATTAGAAGCCACCGAACAGGCTGGCGCCAAGGTTCACGGCCTTACCGATGCCGTTCCACATGTTCTGCGAGATGTTGTAGTTGTTCATATCGGCGGCGGCATTGGATGCGCCCTGCCCTGTATAGTTGGCATTCGCCGCATTGCCTTGGCCCTGGTAGCTCTGATTGAGCGCATTGCCCTGGCCAGTAGCGACGCCTGCCGCGCCAGCCACGGCGTTAGAGTTAGCGCCAAGGTATGGCTGCAAGCCGCTCAAATACGAGTTATAGGCCTTGCTTGCCTGGTCCTGCGCATACTTGATCGTATCAGTGTCGGCATTGCCGCTGCTCAGGTTTCCGGCTGCGGCATGGGTGCGGTCAAGCGCCTGAAGACCTTCGGTCAGACCGACGCCATACACGCCATATTGGCCCGAGTTTTTGAAATTGTTTGTCGCTGTCTGAAGGCCGGCAACTCCGTTCGCGCCGGATGCGTCACCATATGCATTCGCGCCGGCCGTTGTCGAAGCAACCAGCGGAGCATAATAGCTCGCAGCCTTGTCATAGCCTTGATTGATAGCAGTGCGGCCCTGCCCATAGAGATCGGACAGCGCATTATAACCCTGCTGAAGGCCCGCGTTACGATCGCGCGCGGCCTGCTCAGCATCATCGTTCGAGAAGATCGAGAAGAGGCCCATTAGTTGGCTCCCGGCGTCCAAAGCTTCGTGGTAGAATTGTAGATCAGCACCTGACCGTTGGTAGGCGCCGTCGTTGATACGTCAGGCATCTGCGCTAGTTTCTGATGAAACTGAAACCATTCATACCAAGTTTGGCTCATGGTTCCCGTGTCCGGATCGATGACAGGAACGTCTTTTCCGGGGAATGCCGACATCAGTGATTTCTCAATTGCATGTCTTGGGTCGCGCCCATGAACGCTACATAGATCGGGTCAGTGACCTTCACCCGCCAGCGCCGCCCCTGAGGCCCCGTCATGCCCGTGCGCAGCATCGTGATGCGCTGCGGCGTCGCCTGCCGGCCAAGCTTGCGGATGAATTCCTGGCTCCAGGTGATACCGCCGTCATCCGTCCACGAGATGCCGACACTAGGATCAGTCGCGATCGGGTCGGCGCCAGTTGCTTGGCCTACGCCAACCACGAAGTCAAAATCAGCCCTCGCAACCTTCGTCCTGTTTGGGAAGCTCACGACCGGCCCGCTTTCGATCGTGAACGCCAGTGGACTGCCGTTTTCATCATAGGATTGCTCGCCGATGTACATCAGGCGATTGCCTTGGGTGTCTCCGGTGATCCACTTGCCAAAGGCCGAGATGCCGCTGATCGCCCGCCAGCGAGCCTGCTGATAGCTCGCCTTTTCGTTCCACTTCTGGCTACCGAGATCGAATTCCCAGGTGAAGGACGGGCACGAAAGTACCCATTTCGGATGCCCCTGCGCGATATAGACCGAAGCCTCCAGCGTAGTCTTGTCCGTCACTGCGGCAATCAACCGATCGAGATCCGGCGGCGAAATCTTCAGCGGGTTCGGCGTGCCGTTATGCTGCACCACGCTGTTGTCATCAGCGACCCAGATCAAAGACGAGCCAAACCCGTCTTCATGCCCTGCAACCGCATACGGGCTCAGCAAGCCGCGCTGGATCACATAGGAGCGCGTAAACGGGAAGCCTGTCGGCTGCGCCGTGTCGGAGTAGACCGCTCCGAAGTTCGGACCCCACACGTAGTATTGCCCGTTGAAGGGAAGCCCGCGCGTCAGGCCGCCTGTCTTGGCCTGCTCCTTCGTCTTGTCCAGGGTGCTGATCGTGACATCGTTCAGGCCGGAAGCCTGGATCGTGCCGTCGCCATAGGTGAAGATGAAATAGCCATCCATAAACCCGACACTATTCGGCGTGCCAATGTCAGGATCTGCAAACGAAATCACGGCGCTCGATGAGACAGAAAAGGCGCCTGTTCCAGGTGCGACGCAGACCACATCAGGCGTCGGGCTCTTGTTGTTGCGAGCCCAGAACACCTTTTCCGTGCCGTTCAGCGTGCCGGTCAGGACGGTTTCAATGCCGCCTGAGGTATACGTTGCCGCCTTTCCGCTCCATGCCGTGTAGAGCAAACTCCCGACGAGCAATCCGCCGCGGAATCCTGTTTGCGTCGAGATGCAGAACTGCGGGAGACCTGGGCATTTGCGCCAAACGACTTTTGGAGGCGCAAAACCCTTCTTCGCTCCGATATCCTTGCCCAATGGTTCCGCATAGCAATTGATCAGCCGACCTGCGCTCTCCTGACTTGAAGCCCCCGGAGAAGAGGAGATCGGAAACGGGATCGGGATGGCAGGCACCTAGAAGTACTCGACTTGCTGGGGACCATAGCCCGGCACCTGGCGCGTGATGACCCGGATGCGGTTGCGCCACTGTTGCGCCGCGCTCTCATCCGATTTCCCACCGAACTCCTCCGCTGCGGCATTGGCGACCAACTTGCAGAAGGTCAGGAATAGCGCATCATCGAGGTCGTCCGGATCGTTGATGTAGGTCGTACCATCCGCGTTGATTTCGGCCACGACGCTATCGATGTACCCATCAAGCGCCGTCGCGTCTTCATCGGACATGCTCGCGCCGACATCACCCCCGACTAGGATGTCTAGGGCTTTCTTCTGGATATCAGCGCGGGTTTTGGACATCGGCCCTCACAAGAAAAAGGCCCCTCGAAAGGGGCCGTTTATCACTCGCCAGAGACTTCTTCAGGCTTGGGCTCAGCATCCTTGCGCGGTCTGCCGCCCTTGTTCTTGACAGGAGGCGCCTGCGGAGCATCATCCACGTCGTCGGCGTCCTCGACCTCGAAAAACTGATTGTTGAGCGCCTTCTGCACAATCGCGTGCGACCGCACCTCAACTGGCTCACCCTTGGGGAATTTGATATCCCCGAAAGCCTTCGTGAACGAAGGGCCCGCAGAACCTTCACCGTGAAGGTCATCCTCGCCCAACCAAGTAAGCTTAGCCATGCATTCCTCCTAAATTAGAAGACAGGGACGGGTTTAACGCCCGTCCCTGTGATTAGTTACGCAACCGGCGCATATTCGACGACGACGATGCCCGCACCAGCAGTCGCAACGGTGCCGGTCATCAGCGAAGTGCAGATGACGAGCGTATCAGCCGTTGGATTTGTCGTCGCGGAGGTCGCAGTGGCAAGCGCCGATGTGGTGGCGATAACGCCAGCCGTCGAAACCGTGACGGTTGACAGGATGGAGGCATCGCTGCCGGAAATACCAACTTTGAGGAAGTTGTTGGTACCCGCATTGAATGCCGTCGTAACAACGATATAGGCGCGCAACACTACGCTACCAGCAGGAAGCGTGCCCACGTTGACGATGCCCGAGTTGCCCATCGCGAACGTGACGGGAGCTCGGAGGTAGTTGATGGTTTGGTCGCCGCTGGAGCGAGCCGGAATACCCGTACCCATGTGATTTGATCCTTTCCTAGGTTACGCGTCAGCCGTAGCGGCGTAGAAACCGGTGCAGATGCCCCATTCCTTCAGGGCGCCGCCCGTGGTCTTCTTGAACATCTTGGCGATGCCATAGGCTGCCTCGATGCCGACACCCTGATTGAACTGGTAGTCGGTGTTGTCGAGCTGCGTCGGCTTGGCCATTTGGCCGTAGCCCATCGCCATTGCGGACTGACCGCACAGCCACACCGGGCGAACCGGGGTGGTGCCCGAAGCGCCGGCCGTCGCATAGAAGGTCGGAGCCAGCGTGTCGATCTCCGGAACCTCGCGATGGATGACGCCATCGTAAAGCTGATCGCCGTCCTGGAAGAGCGGGTTCTTGTTCAGGCCATCGCCTTCACGGGACCGCGCATCCTTGTTGATGGTATCAAGAGAGGCCTTCAGATCGCGGAACGTGCGCGAACCGTGGAAGGCGACAAAGTATTCGCGACCGTCCTTGACCTTGAACGG